GTTCCTGTCGATATCAGATCGTCAATTATGCCTGCTCCCATGGGATCAGAAGACTTCTTAAAACGGGTCTGTCCAGAATTGGACTTACTCTTTACTTGAGAAGTGTGTACAGTATTTACATTTTGTACATTAGACTGTGAAGTCCTAACCGAAGATTTCTTCTTCGGTTTCACAGTCTTTTTAGAAGAAGGCTCTGAACGCTTGTCATTACGTACAGGGAGTTTATCCTTCTTCAAGGACTTTGGGGTGTTGGATTGGTTAGTTCCAACTTTACCTTGTGATGAACGTGTCATACTTATTCCCGTTCCAAGTAAACTTGGGACAAGGCACGAAGGGAGTCACAAACATACTCGAGTCTCTTATCATCGAGGATATTGACGAAGTAGTCAGCATCCTCTAAGAGTTCTCGGTTTGTCCGTATATCCCTACACGCCCCGCGACCGGGGTCCGTTCCAAAAACACTTTGGACATTGATTAGAACTGCATCCGTATATCCCTTAAAGGAATGATGACGGAAAACTGCCTGAACCAGAACAAGAATCTGAGATAGGAGGTCATTATAAGTAACATCGAAGATCGGATCTATCCGACCTATTGTTACATCAATGATTTCATCCTGTTTCATCAAATTCATAACTGCTTCAGCCATATTATGCAAAACTCGATCTGCACTAACCTCTTGATGAGGTACTCGTACAAGTCGACGTTCAATCATATCATAGTCCATTGGTGGATAGGACCAGCCGACAAAATATTGTCGGGTGGTTTCACTAAAACCTAATCCGCCCAAGTGTCTAGGCACAAATAGCAAGTTGGTGTCATACCAAGTACCGAACTCAGCATTGAGATCCTCATCTAAGAATCGCACTCCACTACGGAGTCCTTTGAGAATTAATTTCTCATTCTTTGTGATGAACAATCTCGCGACGCTATGTCGGTAGCCCGGTTGACAGAACTCAATAAGCTTCTCGAAGTTTGCCGCAATTGAATCCAATGTGAGCTCTTGATCAGCGTTCTTGACATTTCTGTCAAAAAGCAGTGATAAGTTCACGTAGCCGATATCGGCTACGGATCCGCTTGCAGCAATGTGATAACATATAGAATTAATGTTACCCATTTCCCGAGAAAGTTTAGTTTTTATCTTATTGAGTCTAAAACCAATAATTTTTCCAACACGAGCGTGAATATCCAGAATCTCCTGGGAGCCTTGATACCATCCGTCGTCGCCATTCACAATAATGTGAGATATAAAATCTTTGAATTCGGCATGCGTCATTTCGACACATTCCCATCTCAGATCATAAGTCCTACGTTTAAATGTAAAAGCGGCAGAACGACCTGGGTCACGAAGACCCAGTCGGATCATCCCCGGTTTCGGGGAGAGAATCCGAAGATTGTTATCAATAAGCGAAGATTCCAGACAAACTCCGAAGTTAAGATAGCACAAGATAGGAAATGATAAACAGTTTCCCATTAATTGTCCATTCTTTTGCTTCACGAGTTTACCATACTTGGCAATGAGCTCAGCGCTTATATCACCTTGTGCATCTTCTGCAGAAGGGTGTTTATAATTAACGCGCGAAAAATCAAAAGTTCGAGGTGCGACCGATTCTGAATAGAATTTGGCCAGATCATCAGGAACTCTGAGCTTCTTCATCAAGTACTGGAGACATTTTGTTGTCGACGATGGATACAACCAGTTTGTAGCTGCATCGTAATCAACAGAACAGATATGATCCCCTGACGGCGGGGCAAATTGACGAACCCGAAATATTCTTTCGGGAGTCAGCTCACCGGCCGTTGAAAAAGAGGAATCAAACCAACTGCGTAAGAGAGTCTCTTGAATCTCTGAGCAACCATTCTGATATACGTACGATTGAATTGTTAGCGGCCGGAGTTTATATCCAGCTTCATTCAAAGCAGTCGCACGTATCAGATCGGTTCCCGATAAACGCAATTTGGCATCATCTGTTTGCTTGTCGAATCTCCAAAAGGTATTCACACTCAAATCGTCTTTCCTACGTTCATCCATCCATTCATAATAGTTAGTCCGCCTTTCGGCAGTCTTTTCTATTATGGTAGAGGGAGAGTCCTCCGAACAAAACTGTTCGGCAGGAAAAACTTGGTCTAAAACGGAGACTCCGCAGTCCGATTGAACCTCGTAAGAGGCTTTAGTCGAAGGGCGTCCCTTTCCTTCCTCTTCAGGTCGGAAACGAGGGTAAGTCTCACGAAAAACCACGTCAATTCCAAGGTGGATAGCTTTCCACAATGACTCTTCCTCACACTCAGTATGAGTTGAAGGAGGTGCTGGTTCCACTAATCCAGATAGCGTATCTACAACTGCAGATTTCGCTGTTTCTAGAGGAGCAATAGCCAGGCCTTTCTTCATTAACTCAATAGAGTAGTGATGAAAATAACGTTCAATGCCTGTCCCAACTCGGTTAATATTCCGGTGAGCTTTTAAAAAGCCACCATGAAGTAAACTGAGAGACTTCAGAGCAAAGAAGGATTTCATTTCTTTCACAAGTGTCTGTTTATGATATAATATAAACAACTTGATCATCAAGTAAATGAGATCCCGGAGAAGACGATTCTTCTTAGTCTTTTTAAACCATGCGGTTGAGCACATAAAGACGGTTACGAAAGAATCGAAAGCCTTACAAAG